ACAAGGCATTTCAATGTATGTCGAACCTGAAAAGGATAGAACATATGCGTGTACAGTAGACGTTTCTAGAGGTAAAGGTTTAGACTACTCCGCATTTCAAATTATTGATATTACCGAAATGCCTTATCAACAGGTATGCGCGTTTAGAGATAATTTTATTCCTCCAATTGAGTATGCCGAAATAATATATAGAACTGCTAAACTTTATAATGAGTGTGCAGTGCTTATAGAAATTAATGATATTGGTGAACAAGTATCAGAATTATTACATTACGAATTTGAATATGAAAATATATTATTTACTGAAACTGCAGGTAGAGCGGGAAGAAGAATCTCGGGCGGATTTAGTAAAGGAGTAGATAAAGGTATAAGGACAACTAAGACAGTTAAGAATGTTGGGTGTTCAATATTAAAGTTATTAATTGAACAAGAACAATTAATAATAAATGACCACAATACTATCCATGAGTTGTCTAGATTTTCTAGGAAAGGAGTTTCATATGAAGCAGAGTCTGGAACACATGACGATTTAGTTATGTGTCTTGTTTTGTTTGCTTGGTTGTCAGACCAAACCTATTTTAAAGATATAACAGATATTCAGACTTTATCAAAATTAAGAGAAAGAAGTGAAGAAGATTTAATGAATGATTTATTACCTTTCGGTATTGTAGATGATGGAGTGGGAGTGATTGATATGCCATTATTAGACCAATCTAGTGGTAAGAATTGGTTAATCGACGATTCTACTCAATTCTTTTAAAATTGGGTTTTTATAAATATTCTTAAAATAAAATCATTTATTAATAGAATTATCAAACAAAGGAGATAAACCAATGCCTTTCCAAGTTTCCCCTGGAGTTAATGTTAGTGAAATAGATCTAACAACAGTAGTGCCTGCTGTTTCCACAACCGAAGGCGCAATTGCAGGACACTTCCGTTGGGGTCCAGTAAACCAACGTATATTAATAGACACGGAAGATCGTCTAGTAAACGTCTTCAATAAACCAAATTCAAATACTGCTACTGACTTTTTCACTGCTGCAAATTTCCTTTCATACGGTAATGCATTATATACAGTTCGTGTAGTTAGTGGAAGTGCAAATAATGCAACAACTGGCACTAAAGGTGCTTATGTTGAGGGTGAAGACCACTATAATGAAAATTATACAAATACTTCTCATCACGGTGATTGGGTTTCTAAATATCCAGGAGAAATAGGTAACTCATTAAAAGTATCTGTTTGTCAATCTAAAGCGGCATGGGAATCCACGGTTGCTACAAGTTACTATGCTACTAAAAATAGTCCGACAGTAACACTTGCTGGTCTGGGAGTTGGAGTTTCAAATACTGAAACACAATTCATAGTTGGTGATATCATTTTACTTGGTCCTGATAAAGAACCACGTAAAATTAAAACTCTATCTGCTAATACAATCACATTAACATCTAATTATAGTGGAAACAGTGTTTCAAATTATATTCCTGATATGACTCGTCGTTGGGAATATTACGATAACTTTAATTCTGCTCCAACAACAACTTCGTATGCCAATACAGCAAATGCTCAAGCAGACGAAATTCATGTTGCAGTTGTTGATGAAGATGGTGAATTCACTGGGACTTCTGGTAATGTAATTGAAGCATACGAAGGTGTGTCAATTGCGTCTGACGCTAGAACAGACCAAGGTGCAGGAAACTACTATAAAGATGTAATCAACCAAAGTTCTGCGTATCTTTGGTTTGGTGCGCACAACTCAAGTTTAACCAACGCTGGTAATAAGGCTGCGGGATTATCGTTCAGTGGTAATGTATTGCCAGTCACTGATAGTATGACTAATGGTGTTGATGGTGCTACACCCACTGCTGCTCAAAAGATTGTAGGTTATGATAAATTTAAGAATGCTGCGGATGTAGATATTTCTTTCTTATTAGGTAGTAATGCTGACACAACTTTAGCAACACACTTGATTACTAACATTGCTGAATCTCGTAAAGACTGTTTAGCAATATTATCACCTGAACGTGCGGATGTTGTTAATAACAATTCTTATTCTGGTAAAGAACGTGATGCTATTATCGCATTTAGGGATGGACTACCAAGTTCATCTTATGCAGTAATGGATTCTACTTGGAAATATCAATATGATAAGTACAACGATGTTTATCGTTATGTTCCATTGAACGCAGATACTGCGGGTCTAATGGTTCAAACTGATTCTACTCGTGACCCATGGTATTCACCTGCTGGTTTCAATCGTGGTAACGTTAAGAATGCTATTCGTTTAGCATACAATCCTAGTAAGGGAGATCGTGATCAATTATATAAGAAAGGAATCAACCCAGTAGTTACTTTCCCTGGACAGGGTACTGTACTATTTGGTGATAAGACATTACTTTCTAAACCATCAGCATTCGATAGAATCAACGTTAGACGTTTATTCATTGTGCTTGAGAAAGCAATTAGTACTGCATCTAAATTCACTTTGTTTGAATTTAACGATGACTTTACTCGTGCTCAGTTTAGAAACTTAGTCGAACCATTCTTAAGAGATGTACAAGGTAGACGTGGTATTACAGACTTTAGAGTAGTTTGCGATAATTCAAACAATACTGGAGAAGTTATTGATAGAAATGAATTTATCGGTGACATCTATATCAAACCTGCTCGTTCTATTAACTTTATTCAATTGAATTTTGTTGCAGTACGAACTGGAGTAGAATTCTCAGAAATCGTTGGACGTGCAACCTAAATAGAACATAAAGGAGATAAAAATGGCTTTTAATATTAATTCATTTGCAGGTGCACTAAAAGGAGATGGCGCAAGGTCATCTCTATTTGAAGTTCAGATTACAAATCCTATTAACGGAGTTGCAGATGCGCAAGTTCCGTTTTTAGTCAAAGCAAGTTCAATTCCATCATCTACACTAACGCCAATGCCGATAAAATATTTCGGTCGTGAAGTTAAATTAGCAGGTTCTAGGACTTTTGAAGATTGGAACGTAACTGTTATTAACGATGAAGATTTTGCGGTAAGAAATTCTATGGAAGAATGGTCTAATGCTGTCAATTCGCATCAAGGCAATCTAAGAACTGCTGGCGGATCTGCTCCATCGTTATATAAATCAACTGCTCAAATTACTCAGTTTTCTAAAACTGGTGAAGTTTTGAGAGTATATAACTTTGTTGGGATCTTTCCTACATCTATCGCAGCAATACCTGTTGGGTGGGATACTGAAGAAATTCAATCGTTTGATGTCACATTTGCATACGATTACTGGGAAGTATCAGGTGGTTCTACTGGTAATGCTGGCGGTATCTAATACCGTTTAAAGTGATTCCAGGGTATATAAATATACTTATACCCTTTTTATTATAAGAGAGACAAACAATGGCAATAAACCTTTTCGGATTCCAAATAGGCAGACCTGAGGAAGAAACCCCTCAATCTGTTCAATCATTCGCACCACCTACTAACGATGACGGCACAATGGAGGCTACAGAGGGTGGGTTCTACGGTTCTGTACTCGATCTAAACGAAGATACCAAAAACGAAGCGGCACTCATATCCCGTTATAGGGAGATGGCACAACAACCTGAATGTCAACGCGCACTTGATGATATCGTAAACGAAGCAATTGTTAGTTCTGAGACAGAATTACCAGTATCTATTGTATTAGATAATATCGAGCAACCTGAAGAAGTTAAAACCCTTATTCGTGAAGAATATGCTACGGTGATGAAGTTATTGAAATTCAATACTAAGGCATATGATATATTTAATTCTTGGTACGTTGATGGACGATTGTACTATCACTTAATGATCGACACCAAGAATACTAAAGCAGGTATTCAAGAGGTTCGTCAGGTAGACCCTAGAAAAATTAAGAAAGTTAGAACTCAAAAGAAATCGAAGGCATCGGCAAATGCTCAAGGAAATGTATTTAACCAAGAATATAATGAATATTATATGTATTCTAAAAATGGTATTGCTCCTGGAAATGACGCAGTAAAAATCGCACCAGATGCTATCGCATATATACACTCTGGTATTTTGAACCAGAATAATAGTATAATACTAAGTCATCTACATAAAGCAATCAAACCTCTAAACCAATTGCGTATGTTGGAAGATGCTACGGTTATCTACCGTCTTGCTCGTGCACCAGAACGTAGAATCTTTTATATTGATGTTGGTAACTTGCCGAAAGGTAAAGCAGAACAATATCTAAGAGATATGATGGCGAAGCATAAGAATAAACTTGTGTACGATGCTAACACTGGTGAAGTGAAAGACGATCGTAAGTTTATGACTATGCTTGAAGACTACTGGTTGCCTAGACGTGAGGGTGGTCGTGGCACTGAGATTACTACACTTCCTTCAGGTCAAAACCTTGGTGAATTAGATGACGTATTATATTTCCGTAAGAAACTATATGAATCATTAAACGTCCCATCAACTAGGCTGGAATCAGAAGCACAGTTTAATATGGGTCGTGCTAACGAGATTACTCGTGACGAACTAAAGTTTAGTAAGTTTATTAACAGACTTAGAAATAGATTCTCTGAGTTATTTAATATCATCCTTGAGAAGCAATTACTATTAAAAGGTGTTATCACTAAAGCAGAATGGTTAGAGATGAAAGACTCTATCAATTACGATTTTATGGAAGATAACTACTTCGCCGAACTTAAAGAAGGTGAAGTGCTTAGAGAACGTCTATCACTATTACGTGATGTTGATGAATACACTGGTAAGTATTACTCTACCGAATGGATTAGAACTGAAGTTCTTAAACAGAGTGAAGATGATATTAAACAGATTGATAAGCAGATTGAAGCAGAAGCACCTGAAGAGGGTGAAGAAGAAGATGAGGACTTCTAAATATTATAAATATTCAAAAGGAGAATTATATGAGCGAATACACTAT